TTTGTCCAGGGGCATACATTGTTGGAGATGGAGCAAGAGCTTGACCAATCAGCGAGCAAGAGAAGAAGAGTCCCAATAAAGCAACAGTAACACACATACCGGTAACTAAAGGTTTTCCGATATAACTACAGACTTTATCCATGACGAAGCGGGATGCTTCACCAGAGATTTGTTTTGTAATTTCCCAACGATACTTTGCTTCAATTTTAAGCTTTTCGAGAATTGGACTTGATTCAACTTGTTTGACTAATCTTGCTTTTCTGATATAAGCATCAGCACTAGTCTTAGATAGAGCATTAAGAAAACGGAGATTGACAACAACCTTATTTACATAATTTTGACCTTTCTTTTCTAAATCTTCTTCTGAAATCTTACAAACAAATCTAGATCTCTTAGGACAATATTCAATATCTTCAACAGCGTCTTCATGAGGATCAAATGAAAAGTCATCGATGTGTTCAATAACTTCTAAAGTGCCAAATTCATTTTTAGTTAAATTTTTAAGCATTGTCTCTTCAGTTAGCGAATTAAGTCTAACATCGTCAATTTCGGCCAGATAAGCATCAATATCAGAATTGTAAACAGAAGTTGCCATTGAACCAACAAAAGCTGTTAAATCATCTCTCACAGTGTCATCGTCAGGAACTGGTCTTGCAGATTTCAAAGTTTCAGAACCAGCAGGTAATTTTGCAGCCTGAATCTTTCTTCTGTCAAGAATCTTATCGACAATAAGTTTGATTTGTTTATTAAATTCTTCACGAGTTTTAGGTGCTTGACGATCTACATCATTTTCTAGGAGTTTGATTAAAGTGTTGAACTTAATTTTAATTGCTGCGGCATAAGGATCTTTTTCAAAACCTCTACGCCATTCTCTGGCATAATGATTTTTAGCTTTAGCATCAATGTAACGAAGAGCTTGATTGACAGTCATATCCTGTAAGACTTTATTGAGTGGACGATAAGTTTCATCAAGAGGATCAAGAACAGTTAAGCGAAGATGATCTCCTCGTGTACGATTCAAACCGAGTTGAGTAAATTTCTCAGTTAGTTCAGGTTCAGGTAAAAGAGTTCCTTTATTTGTTTTAAATTCTTTAGCTACGCCTACATGCATTAAAATTCGACGACGCCATAAAGCTTTATACGTTGGCATATTTTGAGGTTTCAAAAACGGATTATTAGTAGCAGAAAC